CTCATGATTATAGATTGCGTAATCCTGATAAGATCAAAGCATACTCAGCTAAATGGTATGCCGAACATGGAAATGGTCCGTCACTTAAGAGAAGACATCTACAAGGTGCGTCCCGTCCAATGAGCGAAGCAACTGATACATCGAGTTATCTTGGTGTTTATATAGCAGAACGGGCATTGTCTAAGTTCTTTGATAATATTGAAAGAATGCCGTTCGGCCATCCGGGTTATGATTTTGTTTGTGGAAAGGGATTTAAGATCGATGTTAAGAGCTGTTGCATTCGAAAAATGAAACAAGGCAATCCGTGTTGGATGTTTACGATTAGAAGAAATCCAGTTGCGGATTGGTTCCTATGTTTAGCGTTCGATAACAGAGAATCGTTAGAACCGCAACATGTTTGGCTAATACCAGCTTACTTAATTAATCATTTAAAGACATGGGGCATCAGAGACAGCCCCGCCGTATTGTCCAAATGGCGTGATTATGAACGTCCACTAGATAAAGTTCTAGCATGTTGCGAAACGATTCGATCTAGCACATCCGAAATCTAGACGTAGCTTGTTGCCCTGGTATCGTCCAACTGCACGGTTACTCCATTGCTGGTTTGCGGCTTATAGAGCTGGATGTCAGCCTTCCTTATACCTCCGCTAAACTTCGCGTTGACGGCATCGGCATAGTTCATGTCAGGCAGATTGACCCTGAGCATGTACCTGTAATGGCTGCCATAGTAGAACAGGTCACCAGCCGCGGCGGTATTGTCTTCTACAAAGTCTACCGTGATACTGCCGGCCAGAACTCCAATCTCCTGAGCGGTCTTTGTGACCATCCTCCAGACACCCCATGCGTTATAGCCGGAGCCTTCGGTATATCGCACCCTGAAGCCATCCACAAAGTCAGTTGAATCGATCTTCGCCTGGGCCTCAGTGATTGTTCCGGCACCGGTACTGCCATAGGCAAGCGTCGGGGTCATTACAGCCACTGCGGCAGGAGTTGCCAAGATTGCGGCCAGTACAGCGGCGGCGGTGCTTCCTGCTGCTGCCAAGGTGACAGTAATCTCCTTTGAGACCACCGCGACCGACAGAGCACCTGCACCGGTTGAGACCGTATAGGTTGCCGCAGGGTCTAACAGCTTAAAAGCTAGATCCTTGTTGTCTCCTAGCGCGGTTTCGTACATGTCGCTATTGGACATCTGAATCACTCCGAATGTGCCGTCCGCATCGCCCGTATAGGTTCCGGCAATGACCGGTATGGTCATGGTGCCCGCGTTGAGATAATCCGCCTCGATGTTCAGGCCGGCGCAGATGTTAGGCCCGAAGATGGATAGCCGGGCTTTTACGAGGCTATACAGATCGCTTTGCCTCTCAGCGCTTGGGTCGGTGTTTCCACCCACCCTGCCCCGCATGATCTCTTCTCGATCCAGATCCCTGAGATTAATACCAAGCTCTATGTTGGACTTGGTAGAGGTGACTATTCGAGGAGAGCCTGAGCCTGCAGGATGCTGGCCATCTTTACCGGGCGCGCCATAACTTAGATTTCTCTTGAAGTCTATTGAGCACTCTTCCCATGCATCTCGGACGCTCGCCCCTGGCTGGCCGAATTCGAGCCGTGCGCCCAGGCCGGTAAGCTGCTTGGCCGTGGCCATAGCGCACTGAGCTTCGGTTCCATAGTCGGTGTCCAGCACATCCCACAGGTCAGCGCCCATTACAGAAAAATCCAGGCTTAGCTCGCCGTCTGCCTTGATTTTCAGGGCTAGGTTATCAACCGCGCACATCCGGATTTTCTCATTCACGTTCGTGGAATAATGCAGCCAGGTTGTGAAGGTCTTGATGAGAGTCTCCCAGGTGTATACCTTCTTCCAGGCAGCGGTTGCCCCGTACTGAGTCGCGACATTCGAGCCAAACAGGTAGAGCAACAGCTCGCCTAAGCCATTTCTCCTAGCAGGGCTCGTGGCATCCTCCAAGACTGGCAGCATGGGGAAGGGCATACTGAAGGTTTCCACGCCCTTATAACCAAGTGAGGGGAACATGCTTCCTGCAATGTCCTTGCTGTTCATGGCCTTCTTGACCACGGGGGCGATGTCCCCGCCCATAACCGGCCAGACGGTTGGCGTGCTGGCTTCGTCTCCGCTTGTCGTTTCGGTTGCTATGGCCACGTTGCACGTGGCGCTGCTCTGCGCACCTTGTACCATTTTATCACATCCAAAAATTAATGTTCGCTTAGTCGAAACTCTTAAATACTAATAATAATAATTATCTAGGGATGAACGAAAAAATACGAACTATTCCCCCTACTGGAAACGAGGAAGCTATCAAGCGATTGGAAGCTATCATAGAAGGCCTCAAAGATGATCGCATAATGATTACCAGGATACGCGAGAATGCCGATCTTGGATTTGAACCAAGAACGTATCAATCAGATACACGCGAATTGAACCTTGAATATGTGAGGATCAAATGACTGAATCTCTGTGCCATATGACCAATCAAGAAGCAATAACAGCATTTGAGAACCTAATCGTTGGCATTCAGTCTGGATCGATCAAAGACGTTGCCTATGCGTTTGAAACTACTCTATGCAAAGAACATAACATAACAAGAATTTATCTAAAATATAAGGTGATAAGATGACAAAATTAAACGAAGAGCTAGACGATGAAGCAATGCCCATCTTGATTGCTTTTCAGAAATCGCGTAACCTGTCGACCCGTGGCAAAGCTCTGAATGGCCTCATAAAAGATTATGGAGCCAAATGCCAGCTATTCAGGTGAGGATATGAAGGTATTCCTTTACTATCCAGATGGCACCGAACGATCTTATGATAATGCAAATATGTCCCTTTCGTTTAATATTAAAGATAACGAAATATTAAATGGAGAGGTTCGCATTAATCATCCGGAATTTAAGGCAGTTGTTCCTATTAAAGAGATAATAAGATATGCAACCCTTCGTAATCGCTGATAATGCCGATGTACTGAGATATCTTTTTTCAATTTCGGATATCTCGATTGCGGCTCATGTTATCGATAATGAGATTGAAGATCTCACCATAGAACTTGGTCACCATATACCGACCCACAAAGAATGGTTAGCCAATCATGGCATTCCAGAGATTACCTATGGCAATCGATCCTAAAACATTAAGGGAATTTTTCATTAACGGCAGCATTCCTGTTTTGAAGGAGATTCAAAAAGAACTTGATCGCCTCAATGACCTAGAATATCAGATGGCAGTTGATGCAAGTGGCCGGGAATCCGAAAGATGCCGAATGATAGGTCATTATGAAAGCTTATTACTGGCATCTATTCCAGCATTATTAAAAAGATTGGATAATTAATACTTCTCCCAATACTTCTTTTTAGGCTTTTCGGGTTCCGGTTCAACCGGGCAAAATGGACATCCTTGCACTGTCTCTGTAACCTGAAATGCTTTACCGCATTTCCCACACTTAATTTCTATTCCGGTCATTCAAATCATCCGTAATATCTCATATTCACAGTTCCCTGTACCTCGATCCTATCCAGCATGTCAGTCCCTGGATAGGGCGAGAAGTTTATGGTACCGATATAGGGTACTTGGTATTCTGCCCCGTTCATGGACTGAGTAAAGCCTGGCTTCAGCAATGTTTCAACCCTAGAAGCGATTGCAGCGGCGTATGAATCGTCTTGCCTCTCGGGCAGGATCTTGGTTATGATCCGGATTTCCAAGAGCTGATCGTGCTTGCTTGTGCCGTGCATGGCACATCCTGGGAGGCCCTGGGATCGGTCGTTGAGGTTCCTAACTCCCACAAGTGCCTGATTGGTCTTGGTGAGGTAATTGTCAGCCAGAGTTCTTTGAAAGCCACTTATGACCTGGCCATCTACGAGAGCATTGAGGGTATTGTCATCTTGCAGCCGTTGGGCCACCAGGGACGTATAGAGCGAAAAATCAGACATTATTTAGCCTTCCTTGTAACCTTGCCGAAACTGTAATCCACCCGGCATCGGCAATTGGGATCGCCGTTCGGGTATTGCTTGCCATTGGAGAAGGGTTCATCAATCTCCCTTTCCTCGCCGTCCATTGCCAAATGTTGCTTCCTGGGATTTGGGCCTTGCGAATGCCTCCAGACCTTAGTTGTGGCTTCGGCAAGTTTGGCCTCTTCGTGGGCTCCTCCGTTGATTGCATTGTACTTCTCGGTCCTAAAGATCGTACGCATGCGATATGGAGCGCATGGGTAATCCTGAGCAAAGTTTCGCTGAAAGGTTCGCTCATTGAGCCCAAAATGCTTCTGAATCTGTGGGATTAATCGGTTAAGATCGGTTTTAGTGAGCGTTTTGACTAACTGAATTCCTTCATCTTTCATGTACTTTTGGGCTACGGGATTCCAGTCATATTCTGAAAATGGGACACCTAGCGATTTGGCAACTTCCCGCGCGCCTTGTTTCAGTTCTATAAGCTGCTCTTCGTTGACCACGATCTTGGCAACTTCGCCATTCTTCTCCAGTGAGGCGGCCTTGAGCTTGTTGTATAGCGGCGTGCCCCGCCCCAAGCCGATCTTTTGCGCTATGTCCGCTTTCTTGGTATTTTCTGGCAAGTCGAAGTATCCGGACTTCTTCAGGAGAGTCACGACGTCCGGTGACCAAGATTGCAGGAGCTTCAGGACTTCGCTCTCTTCCGGGGTCATTAGAAGCCTGCCATCATGCCAAACTCATCCACATTGCTGCTTGCTATGTTTTGGGTCACTGATCGCCCGCCTAAGCCTTCAGTGATGACCTTCTGATAGATGTCTGCCAATTG